GAAGGATAGTAGAAATTGGAAACAATGGAAGAAACAAAGACAACATTAGAACGAGTCAATGGTCTCAGTGAGATCGCTGACTTTATGAACGATGAAGAGCTTACCGAAGCCCTCACGTTTATTGCAAAGGTTATTTTCAAGCCAGAGATTCCTGCACAGGTAGCCTCTATTGAGATTGTTCGCTTGCAAGCCATTGCTGCTAAAATGTCGTTCAAGGCTACTTGGATGGCAAACGTAGATAAGGGAGATAGGGCGAAGAAGAATATTTATTTTACAGCTGCTAGTTCAATTAATGAACTTGTTGCTGCACTTAAATATATTATTCGTTAAAAACATTATGGCTAAAAACTTACTAAATCAGGTTATGCTCAAAGGTGCATCAGATAAGAAGAAAACATTCTTAGATACAGACGAGCTTATCCAAAAGATTCAACATGGATATATAATTAACCGTGTTGATAAGCATCAGCAAAAGAAAACCTTTGCACCAAGCACGATTGCGTTCTCTCACGGAGAGTGTCCTCGTTACTGGTACATTGCTTTTGAGGGTGCAACATTTACAGACAATGCAGATGCATATGGTGGAGCCAATATGACTGCTGGTACAAAGTCACACGAACGTATCCAGCAAGCTATGGCAAACGTACCAGATCTTCTCGTTGACTCTGAGTTTAAGATTACAAGTCAAGACCCACCAATCTTTGGTTACGGTGACGTAATCCTCAAGTGGGGTGGAGAAGATTTGCTTGGCGAAATTAAAACAATGCCAAACGAAGGATTCGAATATCGAAAAGCAGCAGGGAAGCCAAAGCTTGGTCACCTCGTACAGTTGCTTATCTATATGAAGATTCTAGGAAGAGAACGTGCAGTACTAATCTATGAGAACAAGAATAACCACGAGTTGCTTGTACTCCCAGTAGTGCTGAACGATTATCTTAAGGGGTGGGTAGACTCCACGTTTGATTGGATGCGAGAGGTTCGTAGTGCTTGGGAGAATAAAACTCTTCCTACTAAGAATTATCGATCAAACTCTAAGATTTGCAAGACATGCCCTGTAAGGGCAACTTGCGATATCGCTGGTCCAGGGACGATAAAAATAAAGTCTATGGAGCCAATCAATGAAGCATTGTCAATGGTGTGATAACCAGTTTAAACCAAATGTATCTTATCAGATATATTGCTCTGCTGAGTGTAGAGAGCAAGCAACGAGAGAAAAAATAGCTGAACGCTATGCTAGAAATCGTTTACAAAAGCCCTCTCGTAAGAACAGAAAATGTAAAAATTGCGGATCAAAACTATCTATTTATAATGATGAAGAGACTTGTGCTGGATGCGACATTAACCCATCTGAAGTAAATAAGATTTTAAAAGAACTGAAAGGGATTGCTGATGGTAAAATTGAGCTTGATTAATACAGCACCTAAAACAGTTTGCTCAATAGATGCAAGCACTAACAGCTTAGCGTTTGCTATCTTTGAAAACAAGTCACTAATTAGATTTGGTAAGATTAGTTTTGTTGGCAGAAATGCATACGAAAAAGTTGGGGATGCTGCAAAAAAGTGTTTAGCATTCTTTAAACAATTTAATATTGATTCTATTGTTATTGAACACACTGTCTTTATCAATAGTCCCAAGACTGCTGCAGACCTTGCATTAGTTCAGGGAGCCATGCTAGGAGCTGCACAGATTAACGGTATAAAGATTGGTGGATCTGTTAATCCTATCACCTGGCAATCATTTATCGGTAACACAAAGTTACCTGCGGTAGAGAAGCAGCAGCTCCGCAAAGACAATCCTAACAAATCCGAATCTTGGTATAAGGGGCAAGAACGTGAAATCAGAAAACAAAAAACAATACGCTATGTTAGCACGTATTATAATAAGTCTATTAGTGATAATGACGTGGCAGATGCTATCGGAATTGGGCATTGGGCTATCCACAATTGGGAAAAGGTTGACAAGTAAGCTTATGGGTAGTAAACTGTATACTAATGAGGCTTGGCTCAAGAAGCGATACTGGATCGACAAGAAGACACCAGATGAAATTGCTAAAGAGTGTGGGACTACCACAGAAACAATTTATGTTTACCTTGCAAAATTCAAACTACGAAAGAGCAAAAGATGAGTGAAAATCTAAAAATAACTGTAGACCAGGTTAACCATCCACCACACTATACACAGGACCCAAGTGGTGTTGAGTGCATTCAGATAACACGCCACCGCAACTTTAACGTAGGGAATGCGTTCAAGTATTTGTGGAGAGCAGGTCTTAAAGACCAGGCTAAGACAATCCAAGATCTTGAAAAAGCTATCTTTTATATTCAGGATGAAATTAAACGACTTGAAGGAAAATTCTAATGGCTAGATTACGTAAAACCGATTCCCCCAGTGTTGCAATCAATGACCCATTTATTCGTGTAAATGAAATGAAATATGAGAACTTTGTCATTGAGCGTGGGGAACTTATCAAGATTACTGGAGAGTATGGAACACGCTTTAAGTTTGAGTCGATTACTACTAACCCAGTAAATGGTGCGGTATGGGTGGACTGTTTTGAGATGTGGCGAGGACGACAAGGTGCGTATAGATCATTCTCTATTGACCGTGTAAAGCGTATTCCAAAGCGTAGACCAAGGAAGGCTAAGGCTAGTGTCGTTTGAAGACCTTACAGTAGAACACCTTGATGAAATAAACAAGGTTGTAGAAAAATACCTTCAGGGTTCTGAGCCTACGCAGATTTCTAAAGATCTTGCACTTCCACGTCAAAAGGTTGTTGCCCACATCAACCAATGGAAACTTATGGCTGCAGACAATGCTGCAATTCGTGCTCGTGCCAAAGAAGCTCTTGTAGTAGCAGACACACACTATAACAAACTAATTAGTAAGGCATATGAGGTTATCGATGAAGCAACCACAATTGCTAACCTCGGTGCAAAAACTGCAGGTATTAAACTCGTGCTCGACATTGAGTCCAAGCGTATCGACATGCTGCAAAAAGCAGGACTATTAGAGAACAAAGAACTGGCAGACGAAATGCTGGAGATTGAGCGTAGACAGGATATTCTAAAAGATATTCTAAAAGATATTGCTGCAGAGCATCCAGAAGTGCGTGACAAGATTATGCGTAGGCTATCTGAGGTTTCTAAAAACCAAGAGGTGATTACTGTTGTCAGAGATGTTTGATGATTTCTTTGAAGTTCTAAAAGATAATAACTTTGAAGAAATTCCAGTAGATGCTAAGACCTTTGTTGAGGGTGAAGCATATCTTGGGCAACCACCACTCTCACAAATTCAATACGACATTGTAGAGGCTATGAGCCAAATTTACAAGATGGAAGATCTTATAGACATTCTTGGCACAGAAGAAGGAACTCGCTACTACAAGAAGTACACAAAGAATGAAGTTATCCTTCAACTTGGCAAGGGTAGCGGTAAGGACTTTGTATCTACCGTAGCCTGTGCATATATCGTATACAAGCTTCTATGTCTTAAAGATCCAGCACGTTACTTTGGTAAGCCATCTGGAGATGCTATTGACATTATCAACGTAGCTATCAACGCACAGCAAGCCAAGAACGTTTTCTTCAAAGGATTTAAGTCTAAGATCGAACGCTCACCTTGGTTTGCTGGAAAGTACTTTGCTAAGGTTGATAGTATTGAGTTTGATAACGCTATCACCGTTTACTCTGGTCACTCTGAACGAGAGAGCCACGAGGGTCTTAACCTTATCCTAGCCGTCCTTGACGAGATCTCTGGGTTTGCACAAGAGACAAATACTGGCAATGACCAGGGAAAGACCGCAGACAACATCTACAAGGCATTCCGTGCTTCTGTAGATTCTCGATTCCCAGACTTGGGCAAGGTAGCACTTCTCTCATTCCCTCGCTACCCTGGAGACTTTATCTCCCAACGTTATGACGATGTAATTATGGATAAAGAAATTATCACAAAGACTCATAAGTTTATTATGAATCCAGACCTTCCAGAAGATGCAGACGGCAACAGTCTAGAAATTTCGTGGGATGAAGATACAATTATCAACTACAAGTATCCTGGAATGTTTGCAGTAAAGAGACCAACGTGGGTGGTAAACCCTACTCGTAAAATAGACGATTTTAAGCTTGCTTTCTATACCGACCTGGGAGACGCTATGATGCGATTTGCCTGTGTGCCTACCTATAGCTCAGATGCATTCTTTAAGCAGATCGAAAAGGTCCAGAGTTCAATGACACTGCGTAATCCCCTAGATGCCAATCGTCGCTTTGACGAGACGTTTGTCCCAGACCCAGACAAGATTTACTACGTTCACGCCGACCTTGCACAACGCCACGACAAGTGTGCGGTAGCAATTGCTCACGTAGATAAGTGGGTAAACATTCAGGTAATCAAGGATTACCAGCAGGTAGCACCAGTAGTTGTAGTAGATGCTGTGGCGTGGTGGGAGCCAAAGACAGAAGGTCCAGTTAACCTGTCAGAAGTTAAGCAGTGGATTCAGAATCTTCGTCGTCTAGGATTTAATCTTGGCATGGTAAGCTTTGACCGCTGGCAATCCTTTGACATTCAGAATGAACTTAAACAAGTTGGCATTAGAACAGAGACTGTTTCTGTTGCTAAGAAACACTATGAAGATATGGCAATGCTCATTTATGAAGAGCGTCTTGCTATGCCATCTATCGATATTCTTTTTGAAGAGCTAACAGAGCTTAAGATTATGAGAAACAATAGAGTTGATCACCCTCGCAAGAAATCTAAGGACCTTGCAGATGCTGTGTGTGGTGCAGTTTTTGGAGCAATCTCTCACACACCCAAAGACCTAAACCTTCAAGTAGAGGTTCATACGTTTAAGCAAAAACCTAAAAAACAACTTGCGGAAAGTTCTAAAGGCGTGATAGAATATAACTCTATACCAAATGATGTACGCGACTATCTTGACCAATTCAAAACAATTTAGGAGCATACAATGAGTTTAGGCATTGTTTATTTTTCTAACTATTCTGGAAACACTAAAAGGTTTGTAGAAAAGTTAGGGCTAGAATCAATTAGAATTCCAATTAAGGATTCTGATAATCCAATTATAGTACCAGATAGATACGTACTATTTGTTCCCACATATGGTGGTGGGAGCGAGAATCACGCTATTCCAAGACAAGTTCGATCATTCCTAAACGTAGAGTCGAACAGGCAAAAGATGGTTGCTGTCGTAGGTCTAGGAAACACAAACTTTGGGGAAGACTACTGCAAGGCTGCAGATATGATTGCAGCTAAAACAGGTGTCCCCATATTAGGCAGGGTAGAGATATTCGGCACAGAAGAAGACACAATAACAATTAAGGAAAGGCTGGCGATGCTAGTATGACAAACGGTTACAGTTACCACGAGCTAAACGCAATGCTGAATCTCTATGACGAGAACGGTCAGATTCAGTTTAATAAGGACAAGGAGGCTGCAAAGGCATACTTCCTTGACCACGTGAACCAGAATACTGTTTTCTTTCACAGCCTTCAGGAGAAGCTAGACTATCTAGTTGAGCATGAATACTACGACAAGGATGTTCTAGATCTCTATGACTTTCCTTTTATTAAGTCTGCGTTCCAGCACACCTATGCACAGAGGTTCCGCTTCCCAACATTTCTTGGAGCATACAAGTTCTATACTTCATATGCACTCAAGACATTCGATGGCTCACGCTACCTAGAACGATTTGAAGATCGTGTAGTTGTTACAGCTCTTATGCTTGCGAATGGAAACAAAAAGCTTGCGATTGATATAGTTGATGAACTAATCTCTGGTCGCTTCCAACCTGCTACACCAACATTTCTCAATGCTGCTAAGAAACAAAGGGGAGAGTTTGTTTCTTGCTTCCTACTCCGTATTGAGGATAACATGGAATCGATTGCTCGTGCAATCAACTCCTCACTCCAGCTGTCAAAGCGTGGCGGTGGTGTAGCACTAAACCTCACAAACCTTCGTGAAGCAGGTGCTCCAATCAAGAAGATTGAGAACCAGTCTTCTGGGGTCATTCCAGTAATGAAGCTTCTCGAAGATTCATTCTCCTACGCTAACCAGCTAGGTGCTCGTCAGGGGGCTGGGGCAGTGTATCTAAACGCACACCACCCAGATATCCTTAACTTCCTTGACACTAAGCGTGAGAATGCAGACGAGAAAATGCGTATCAAGACTCTTAGCATTGGCGTTGTTATTCCAAACATCACCCTAGAGCTTGCTAAGACTAACGAAGATATGTATCTCTTCTCACCCTATGACGTTGAGCGTATCTACGGATTGCC